CCTGCCCTACGTGCAGGCCAGCCACCTGCCGGGCTGGGAGCCGCCGCGTGAGCTCATCGAGGGCATGCTGATTGAGGGCGGCATGACGGTAATCTACGGCGACAGCAACACCGGCAAGTCCTTCTTGACGCTGGACATGGCCGCGCACGTGACGCTGGGGCGCGACTGGTTCGGCCGTCGGGTCAAGCAAGGTGCCGTCGTGTACCTGGCAGCCGAGTCTCCCAGATCCATCATCGACCGAAGCCGAGCACTGGCCGACAAGCTGGACGCCAGCCTGGACCAGCTCTTCATCACCAACTGCCCGATCGACCTGTACGACCCCAACGGTGACGGCCTGGCGGTGGTCAACACCATCACGGCCATCGAGCAGCAGCACGGCGTGAAGGTGTGCATGGTGGTGGCCGACACGCTGGCCAGGATCATGGGCGCAGGCGACGAGAACGCCACCAAGGACATGGGCGTCGTGGTCAAGAACGTGGACGTTATCCGCGCCGCCACCGGCGTGCAGTTCGTGCTGATCCACCACACGGGCAAGGACGCCAGCAAAGGCGCCCGCGGATCGTCGGCCCTGCGTGCAGCCACCGACACCGAAATCGAGGTCAGCGACCCAGGCAATCAGGCGCCCAAGCAATTCAAGGTAACCAAGCAGCGCGACCTGGAAGGCAAGGGCGAGGTCTACGGGTTCATCCTGACCAGCGTCAGGCTGGGCATGGGCGTCTTCGACAACGTGGTGACGACCTGCTATGTGCAGCAGGCCGAGCCAGCGCAGGCCGACCCCGAGTCGCAGCTCACGCCCAAGCAGTCGATGGTCCTGGACCTGATCCGCGACAACCCGGTCGGCGGGATGCGTTACGGTGCCATCGTGAAGGCAGCGCAGCCCTTGCACATCAGCGAGGACACGGTGCGCCGGGCACTGGCGTCGATGGTCAAGATGCGCGTCATCTTCCAGCAGTCCGGCCAGTACCGCGTCGGTCCGGGCGTGGCCAGCGGGGGCGAATTCTAAGCCAATGTAGGCAGTGGTCAAACCCTTGCGCTAAGGGTTTACCCTACCCGCAAAAGCGTACATCTTGTACGCTAATCTGCTTAAAAAATAGGCAGCGTGTTATGCGCGGCACCAGCAAGTTACCCGCAAAGCGTGGTCGGCCTGTAACCCGCATGGTTGAGCGGTTTGCGGGTGGTGCTGCGGGTGTTTGCGGGTAATTTGCGGGTAAAAATGCGGGTCGCGGAACATTACCCGCAATACCCGCACGCGCTTATATAGCGTGCGGGTTGCTGGTTCAGGCGGTTTGCTGGTGGCTGGTGGCAAAAGCGCAAAAGCGCAAAAGCGCAAAGCGCAGGCAAGAAAAAACCCGGCGCGTGGCCGGGTTCGGGTGGTGGGCGGATGGGTGTCATCGTCGGCAGCGCTGGCGTTCGGCGGCCAGGCGTCGCAGCTCTTCGGTCAACAGGATCAGACGGGCGCGAGCGATTAGGGCGAGCAGGTGGTTCATGGTCAACGGCCCCAGATGAAGACCGGGCAATCCGGGTAATTGAACTTGACCAGCTGGCCGCCACAGCCAGGACGAAAACCGCCACGGCAGCGGACATAGACGGCGCCATCGGCCAGGAAGCTGAACGCGTCACCGACCTTCAATTGTTTGTAGCTCATGGTCATGCTCCCGCGAAAAGGTCCGGGCCGGGTGCCGGACGCTGGCTGCGGTGTGAAGCACAGCGAAGGGCGACAGCAGCGGCGAGGTCGGCGGGGATGCCAAACAGGTCGGCCGTGGTGTCGACAGCGGCCGGGCCTGCCTGTAGCGCCAGGCGGAAGGCGTCGGCTTCGGTGGCTTGGTGCGGGTCGCGTCGGGCCCATACCCGAATCTCTCCGTTGGACATGTGCCATTGCCCAGCCAGCAGCAGGCCCAGCATCTTTGCCCGGCGCTCAAGGAAAAGGCGGGCGGCACGGATGTCGTCGGCCGTCATGCCAGGACCGGCCGTCAGCAGCTGGTGCGATTCGATCCGGTGGCCGTCGGTGTCGACCAGGTGGGCGGGGATCTTGTGGGTCATTTCGCCAGCTCCTTGATGATTTCGATGATGAAGGGGCTCGCGAACAGCAGGCCGCAGGCGACGGCTTCGAGGAATTGGCGGAAGGTCACAGTGCCACCTCCGTGACCGGGTAGGTGTTGCGGGCGATTTCGTGCTCGATTTGGGCGATCAGGTCGGCGATCACCTCAAAGTGATACGCATTGCTGCCGGGCATGTCTTCGATGCCCCACAGGCTCGCGTGTCGTTCGGTCAGCTCCCCGTCGTCGTCCAGCAGCGCCACCTGAATGCCGCACCAGTGCCAGCGGTCATTGCACCAGTCTTGCAGGTGCTTGAAGTCGGCCATGACAGCAGCCTGCGCTTGCGCGCCCTTGGTCGGCCAGTTGTAGGGCTCCGTGTTCCATCCTTCTGCCTTGGCCATGGCGATGGCCTGCTGGAAGTCGTAGAACCGGCGCATGCCACGGTCCTCAGACAGCACCAGCTCGCCGGGCTTCTTGTCGCGGCGGGTCCAGTCGCTCACGGGTCCGTGCCCGTCGTGTTCGTCCCACGGCGCGCCCATGTCGGTGTCGTAGAACCAGCGGGCCGAATAGGTGCGGCCGTTCAATTCGAGGGTGGTGGTGCGGTATGCGTCCATCGTGTTGCTCCTGTTGGGTTTGTTGGTCGGGAAATCAGACATTGCGGAAAACGATGTACTCGCCACCGGCGTACACAAAGGTGTAATCGCCGCATTCAAGGTCACGCACAACGCGGGACCAGTCGATGTAGTAATCCAGCTCTTTGGGGATCGTGTAGCACTGGCGGAAAAGGTCTTCCGCGAAATCCTCTTTGCTGCTGGCCCTGCCAGAAAAGGCCTCTTGCGCCTGCTCCAGTGTGCCGTCGCTGTCGATGTTGTCGCGGTATGCCTCCAGCAGCTCCCGCTCGTCGTCGTCCAGATCCAGCCATGCAAAAACTTCGCTGTCGATGTGGCTTTCTGAAATCATGCCGTCCGGGATTCCCTCCCAGTCCTGAAACATGAGCTCAGGGTCTGCCTCGTCCTTGTGCAGCTCCTGGCACGCTGCAATGAAAGTCTCCTTGTCGCTGTATTCTTCAAGATCCAGCCAGGCGCCGTCGATGCTGCCGTTGTTGTATTTGGCGTAGGTGCCGACGTAGACGGCTGCGCGGGTTGTCGTTGCGTTCATAGCGTTTCGCTCCTGTTGTGCCCCTTCACTTTGAAGGTAACGCTATTATTGTCTGATGTTTGTCTGATACGCAAGACAAATAAGCCAGGTCTTCATACAATTTCGTCATGACAAAGACGCTTGTTAGACCCAGGACCACATTTGCCCCGGGCATCGAATTAACGCCGATGCAGCGGGCTTTTGTCGCTAGTCTTGTACGAAGGGGCTCAACACCCACGCACGCGGCGCGTGAAGCCGGTTATGCGGTGCCCAATGTCGCGGCCTTTGACTTGCTCAGGTTACCCCACGTAGCGGCCGCCATCCGCCTGGAGCGCGAGCGCTACATCTCGGGCGAGCTCGCCAACGTCGCCACCGGCACGCTACACGCCATCTTGACCGACAAGCAGGCCCCGGCTGCCGCCAGGGTGCAGGCCGCCAGGACCGTCCTGGAGATGTCGGGCGAAATTGGCCGCAATAAGTCCAAGGCCGACGACGATCGGCCGCTGTCCGAGATGTCGGCCGAAGAGCTCGCGGGCCTTATCGACAAGTGGCAAGCTGAAAAGGCTGCACTGGCGCAGGCAATCGACCCGGCCGACGTCGTAATCGTCGATTCAGCGCAAGATAGAGCGCAGCTCCCAGCGCAAACCCACACCCTGCCTTGATTGACCGCTGCCTATCTAGGGCAGTGCACCCGATACTTTGACCGCGTGCAGGCTGGCGCGCCCAGCTCCCGGCCTGCCGCGGCCGTGGCGCGCGTGCTGCCCGTGCCTGCCTGCCGCCGCGCCCGCCCGCCCCCCTGGGTAGGCCGGCCGCGCCGCGGCGTACTGGTTACCCCCGCCCCCAGAAATTTTTCAGTTTTGCCGACTTCGACCTGCCGCGTTGCCACTTGCCGCGTGGATGGCGACCACAAACCTGCATCAAAATCAGACACTTTTCAGACGGTCAACCCTACAATCCGTGCAACTGAAAAGGGTTCTGACATGTCCCAACCGACCCCGTACAACCGGCTTTACTCGTTCACCGATTTCCAGACGGTCAATCCGACCGATCCTCTGCCTGCCACCGAGCTCGACGCCGAGCTCAATGCTATTGCGCTCACCGCTGGCCAAATTCGTGCCAACCTGGGCCTGATCCAGCGTGACGATGGTGCGTTGGCCAACCAGAGCGTGACGCCTGATAGCCTGTCCGCAGGCGCATTGGCCATGATTCACCAGGGCGAATACACGCCACGCGGTGCATGGGACGATGCGGTGGCTTACGTGCTTGGCGATGTGGTGACGTACAACGCCGCCACCTACCTGTGCATCGTTGCGCACACGTCCGTGACGCAATTTGCGACCGACCTTGCCGCTGGCAAATGGTTGCTGATTGCCAACGGTGCACTGACTGGCGGTGGCCAGGCCGTTGACCTGTTCGAGGGCAATGGCAGCACGACAGCCTTCACGCTGAGCTACACCTACGCTGGCAACAACGCCGCCGTGGTGTTCGTCGGTGGCGTGGCGCAGATTCCTGGCCAGGACTTCACGATCAGTGGCACCACGATTACCTTCGTGGCCGCGCCCCCTGCCCCCGCTGTCGCTGGACGCAAGAACGTCATGGTGCGTGGCACCGGCGTCGAGGCCCAACTGGCTGCTGACCTGGCTGCAACGTCGGCCACCAACGCTGGCGCATCGGCCACGGCTGCTGCGAACAGCGCTACGGCCGCCAGCGCATCTCAGACTGCTGCTGGCGCATCGCAAACCGCGGCTGCTGGCTCTGCAACTTCGGCTGCTGCCAGCGCGACGACCGCGACCAATCAAGCGTCCACAGCTACGACGCAGGCCACCAACTCCGCCAACTCCGCCACTGCTGCTGCTGCCTCACAGTCGGCTGCTGCAACGTCGGCCAGCAATGCTGCTGCATCGGCCACGGCTGCTGCCGGTAGCGCCAGCACTGCGACGACTCAGGCGACGACCGCCACCAATCAGGCGACAGCGGCTGCGAACAGCGCAACGGCTGCCAGCAACTCGGCCACGGCTGCTGCTGGCTCCGCATCGACTGCTTCCGGCGCAGCGACCACGGCCACGACTCAGGCGTCCAACGCTTCCACGTCGGCCACTGCTGCATCGACCTCGGCCACAAACGCTGCGAACAGCGCATCGCAGGCCTCGACATCGGCGTCCAACGCTGCGGCTTCCGCATCCTCGGCATCGTCTTCTTCGTCGTCCGCGTCAACCTCGGCCACCAATGCTGCTGCGTCGGCAACCACGGCCACGACCCAGGCGACGGCTGCTGGCGCGAGCGCTGCCGCTGCCCTGGCTTCTCAGAATGCGGCTGCCACGTCGGCAACCAACGCTGCAACGCAGGCCACGAATGCCTCTGGGTCGGCCACCGCCGCCGCTTCAAGCGCATCCTCTGCTGCTGCATCTGCTGCCGCGGCTGCTGCTTCGCTGGACAACTTCGACGACCGCTACCTGGGCCCCAAGTCTGCCGACCCCACGGTGGACAACGATGGCAATGCCCTGGTGACGGGTGCGCTGTACTACCGCAGCACGTCACCGGCAGGCATGAAGGTGTGGGATGGTGCGCAATGGATTGACGCATCGGCTGCGCAGCAAGCCTCGCTTGTGATCTACGAATACGTGGCTACCGCTGGCCAGACCACGTTCTCGGGTGCTGACGCCAATGGCGTGACCTTGAGCTACACGGTCGGCAATGCGCTGGTGTCGGTCAACGGCGTGCGCTTGCGACCTGGTGACGACTTCACCGCGACCAACGGCACGAGCGTGGTGCTGGTGGCCGCTGCTGCTGCTGGCGATGAGGTGCTGATCGACGCCTTCCGCACGTTCGAGGTGGCCAACACGTACACGCAGGCGCAGGCTGACGCTGTATTCCTGCACAAAACAGGAGATGTAGTTGCTCAGGCTGGTGTTCCTGCTTTTAGAGCATATCCATCCGTAATACAGTCTATTTCAAATGGGACTGAAACGCTACTGATATTTGACATAGAAACATTTGATACCACTTCAGCTTACGATACAAGTACATATAAATTCCAACCTGGTGTTGCAGGTTACTACGCAATAACAATAAATGCAGCGGTTGGCTCAGGTGCAAATGTTTTGCCTGTTTTGTATAAAAATGGTTCGCGGTATAACTATACAGCCATTTCTTCTGCTGATAGAGCAACAGGTACAAGTTTGGTATATCTGAACGGAACCACGGATTATGTACAACCTTATCTGTATCAAAATTCAGGAGGCACTAGAAACACTAACGGTGGCTCTGAGAATATGTTTTTCCAAGGCTTCCTCGTAGCAAAGGCATAACATGACACTCTACGAAAAAATCAAAGCACTGTATCCTGAACTCACAGATCAGGACTTCATGATCGTCATCCGTCTTCAGAATGACTCTGATGGCAAGGGCGACTACATCAAAGAGTGGAATCATCCAACACTGCCACGTCCCACTGAGGAACAGTTGAAAGGAGCAACACAATGACACGTTCAAGAGAACTTGCAGAACTGGCTTCTGCGTATGACGGAGGCGGGAGTTTGTCCTTCCGCAACCGCATTATTAATGGCGACATGCGGATTGCAAGAATGTCCAACGGCTCCGCAGTGAGCGTGTCGTCTGGGTATCAATACGGAGTAGATAGGACAAGAGGATTTGTTGGAGGCTCTGGAAGGTTTACTTCTCAAATCTCCACTGATGCGCCAGATGGATTTTCAAATTCAGTTTCGATGATTGTCACAACTTCGCAAACATCGTTTGGCGCGTCAGAACTGCTTGTCCCGTTTGAACAGTCTATTGAAGGTCATAATTTTTCTGATCTCGCTTTTGGGTCAGCAAGTGCAAAACCGATCGCAATTTCGTTTTATGTCAAAGCAAGCATTGCCGGGAAATATTCTGTCGCAGTATTTAACAACACTGGCGCCATCATTGATACATCTTATGTTGCCTCTGTTGTCGTTAATAGCGCAAATACTTGGGAATACAAAACATTAACTATTCCGGGGGCAACTATTGGAACATGGCAAACAGGAAGTGGAATTGGAATTTATTTGACTATCGGCGCGTACGGCGGGTCTGACTTTATTGGTGCGGAAAATTCTTGGCAATCTAATTTCAATGAATTTTCTTCTGGATGCGTAAACATGTTTGGCACTGTTGGAGCCTATCTTCGAGTTACTGGTGTTCAACTAGAGCCGGGTGGAGTTTCAACTCCTTTTGAAAGGATTTCATACACGCAACAAATTGATTTGTGTGAACGCTACTTTAGAACAAACCGCGAAGTATCCGGAGGCTCTGCATCCGGCGGCGGTCTAGCTGCGTTCCGAGTTGATTTTTCAGGGATGAGGGCGCAGCCGACAATTACGCTTCGCAACACTGTGGATGTTTTTGAGGGTATGTATTACGGTCGATACAGCGCGAACACAATCAATGGCTTTTGGGTTCCAAAAGCAAATGATATTGGTATTGAAATTTCTCCAACCGTGTCGTTCCCATCTCAAGTGCCAATTCACATGTTTGGTAACACGCTTAACTTAAATGCGGAGATTTGAAGATGTATCAATTTTTACCAAACAGTACATTGGGTGAGGCAGTCTGCATCAAGCGCCTCGCAGACAATGCCTTCATCCCCTTCGACCCGGCCAACACGGACTATCAGGAATACCTGAAGTGGCTGGCCGAGGGCAACGAGCCGCTGCCTGCTGATACGCAGGTAACGCAGTGAGGTGCCGCAAATGTCTGACAGCAAAGAACTGCCATTGAGCGACGCCCAGATCGAAGCCATTGCTGAGCGTGCCGCAGAAGTCGCGCTTGAGAAGGTCTACACCGAGGTCGGCAAGTCCGTCTTGAAGAAGCTCGCCTGGCTGACCGGTGCGGCCGTGCTGGGCCTGGCCATGTGGCTGTCGAACCATGGCTCGCTGCCTAAGTGATTTTGACGACAGACAATGACCGAGACAGCCGACACACAAGAAACCGCAGTCGCACCTGACGACGGCGCGGCCAAGCTGTCGGCTATTGAAAAGCGAATCGCGGCGGCCAAGCGGGCCAAGCTCGCCCTGGAGGCGCGCGAAGACTTTTTGAAGTTTGTGCGCTTCACGATGCCGGACATCGAAGATCCGGAAAACGTGGACCTGTCCACCTTCAAGGACGCCAAGCACCACCGCGCACTGGCCAAGGTGTTGGAGAAGGTCGAAAAGGGCCACATTCCGCGCCTGATCGTCACGCTGCCCCCGCGCCACGGCAAGACCGAGCTCATCTCGCGCCGGTTCATTCCGTGGCTGCTGGGCCGCGACGAGTACCGCAACATCATCTTCGCCACCTACAACGAGCCGTTCAGCCAGGACATCGGCTCGGACTGCCGCGCGATCATGCAGTCGCCGGCCTTCAAGCAGGTGTTCCCGAAATTCCGCTTCCGCGCCGGCGGCCTGAGCAAGGAAAAGCTCCAGTCCGGAGCCGGCGGCATGGCCGCATTCGTCGGACGTGGCGGCTCGATCACCGGTCGCGGCGCCGACATCCTCATCATCGACGACCCGATCAAAGACAGCGAAGAGGCGCAGTCGCCCACGCTTCGCGCCAAGCTCTGGGACTGGTTCACCCAGGTGGCCATGACCCGCTTGATGACCAAGTTCGCAGCCGTCGTCGTGGTGCACACACGCTGGCACGAGGACGACCTGATCGGTCGCATCACCGACCCGAGCAACCCGTGCTACTCCGAAGACGAGGCGGCCAAGTGGAAGATCATCAACCTGCCGGCCATCGCCGGTGAGGCCGATCCGCTGGGCCGCTCGCCTGGCGAGGCCTTGTGGCCCGAGCGCTTTGACCTGGAGTTCCTAAACGCTGCCAAGCGGCTCGACGCCAAGGGTTTTAGCGCGCTGTACCAGCAAAAGCCAACGCCCGAGGACGGTGACCTGTTTCGCGCCGACTGGCTGCTGACCTACGAGAAGTCGCGGCTGCCGACCGACCTGCGCATCTACGCCGCCAGCGACCATGCGATCGGCGAGGACAAGACGCGCAACGACGCCACCGTCATGGTCATCGGCGGCATCGACAGCTACGGCGACCTCTACATCCTCGACGTCTGGTGGGAAAAGGCCGGCGCCGACAAGCAGGTCGAGGCCATGCTGAGGCTGGCCAAGCAATGGAAGCCGCTGCTGTGGTTTGCCGAGAAGGGCCACATCAGCAAGGCCATCGGCCCATTCCTGCGCAAGCGCATGCAGGAAGAGCGGACCTATTTCACCGTCGAGGAAGTCACGCCGATCGGCAACAAGGTTCAGCGCGCGCAGTCGATCATGGGCCGCATGTCGATGAAGAAGGTCAAGTTCCCCAAGCATGCGACCTGGTTCATGGAGGCGCGCGACGAGCTCCTGAAATTTCCGAACGCGCGCCACGACGACTTTGTGGACGCGCTGGCCTGGCTGGGTCGCGCCGTCGACCGCATGGCCGCGCCGATCACCGTGCGCGTCAAAGACGATTCACCCAAGTACGGCACGCTGGGCTGGCTCAAGGCCGACGCAGCGCACCGCGAAAAGCAGCAACGGCTGGCCGCAGCCATAAGAGGTTGGTAAATGGAAGAGCAAATGAAGATCATCGTCGCCACCGCCGGCGAGGACACCAGCAAGGACGATGAGAAAGCCAGCCTGGCGCGGCAAAACCTCGTCAACGATCTGCTGTCGCGCGTCGAGGCCGGCAAGGACGCGCACAAGGATGCGTTCAAGCGCATGAAGAGGGACATGGATCTGGTCTACCACGGCTACGATCCCGACGAGTGGGCCGGCGACAAGTACGTCGTCAACATCGCCCAGCGCCACGTCCAGCAGCGCACGGCCGCGCTCTACGCCAAGAACCCGCGTTGCGTGGCCAAGCGCCGCCAGCGGCTCATGTATCGCCTGTGGGACGGCTCGCCGCAGATGCTGGAAGACGCGCGCGCCGCGTCGGCCGCCGCCGAGCAGGCCATGCAGCCGGTGCCCGAGGCTGTGCAGATGGTGCTGGCCGAGTATGACGAGGTGGCCGCCGAGAACGCCAAGCTCGACAAGATCGCGCGCACGCTGGAGATCCTGTTCAGTTACTTCATGGCCGAGGCGCAGCCGACGTTCAAGGCGCAGATGAAAGCCCTGGTGCGCCGCATGCTCACCACCGGCGTGGGCTACGTCAAGCTCGGGTTCCAGCGCGAAATGCAGCGCCGCCCCGAGATCAGCGCCCGCATGAACGACGTGCAGGTTCGACTGGATCACTTGCGCCGCCTGGCGCATGAGGCGGCCGAGGGCGAGATCGGCGAGAACGACGCGGAAATGGAAGAGCTGATGCTGTCCATGAAGGCGCTGGCCGAAGAGCCGCAGATGATCGTGCGCGAAGGCCTGCTGTTCGACTTCCCAGACTCCAACGCCATCATCGTGGACCCGCGCTGCAAGCAGCTTCGCGGCTTCATCGGCGCGCGCTGGATTGCGCACCAGATGTTCTTCACGCCCGAAGAGATCGAAGAGATCTACGACAAGGACGTGCGTGGCTGCTACACCGGCTACACGGTCAAAGGCCGCTCGCACGACTCGTCGCAGCGCCAGCTCACCGTGAGCAGCGAAGGCAAGAAGTCTGGCCCCGAAGAGGGCATGGTCTGCGTCTACGAGATCTACGACAAGCCGAGCGGCCTGGTCTACACCGTGGCCGAGGGCTTCAAAGACTTTCTGGTCGAGCCGGCCGAGCCCGAGCTGAAACTGGAGACGTTCTGGCCGGTGTTCGCCCTGGTGTGCAACGAGGTCGAGCACGACAAGGAGATCTACCCGCCCAGCGACGTGCATTTGCTGCGCGCCCAGGCCGCCGAGTACAACCGCGCGCGCCAAGGCTTGCGCGAGCACCGCAAGGCCAACCGCCCGGTTTACATGACGCCGGCCGGCAAGCTGGAGGAAGAGGACCGCGCCAAGCTCCAGGCGCGCAACGCGCATGACGTCATCACCGTGCAAGGCCTGGCCGCCGGCGAGAAGTCCGAGGACGTGGTTGTGCCGCTCAAGACGCACGGCATCGACCCCAACCTGTACGAAGTCAAGACGATTTTTGACGACGTGCAGCTCGCCGTCGGCGCCCAGGAGGCCAACTTTGGCGGCACCGCGGGCGCGACGGCCACCGAGACGAGCGTGGCCGAGAGCAGCCGCATGTCGGCCTTGGGCGCCCAGGTCGACGAGCTCGACAGCTTCATGTCCGACGTCGCGCGCGCGGCCGGCGCGATCATGTTCCAGCAGATGAGCGCCGAGCAGGTGCGCAAGATCGCCGGCCAGGGCGCCGTCTGGCCCGAGCTGACGGCCCAGGAAGCTGCCGACGAGATCCAGCTTGAGATCGAGGCCGGCTCGACCGGCAAGCCCAACCAGGCCGCCGAGCTGCGCAACATCGAGCGCGTGCTGCCCTACATCATCCAGATCCCCGGCATCAAGCCCGAGTGGCTGGCCAAGGAAGTGCTCAAGCGCATGGACGACAAGCTCGACCTGGACGCGGCGCTGGCCGAAGGCGTGCAGTCGATCGTGGCAATGAACGGCACCAAGGACGCAAACGCGGCGGCCGGTGCAACACAGGGCATGGCAGGCGCGCTCAACGCCCCGCAAGCCGGCGCACCAGGCGTCGGCCCATCGGGACCGCAGGGCGGGCTCATGTAAGTTTTGCGCGCCCGCATTGTTGTGCGGTCGCGCAATTTCAGACACAATTCCTACAGGAAAACACGCAAAGGTGACGTATGCAAATTGAAGAGCAAGCCGGTTCGTCCCCGGAATTGGAAACCGAAGTCGCCAGCGGCTCTGCCGACGGTGGCCAAGATTCCAACAAGCCAGGCGAAACAGAAGACAGCCTGCTGTCTGTTGTGCAAAGCGTCGTCGAGAAATCCGACGACCAGAGCTCAACGGACAGTGATGCGGAATCGCCAACCGCCGAGCACAGTCAAGAAACCGATATTGAGCAGAACGCGGGCAATCAGCCCGAGGACTTCTCAAAACTGCCCTTCAACAAGCACCCGCGTTTTCGCGAGCTGGTGAAGGAAAAGAACACGTACAAGGCTCAACTGGCCGAGTACGAGACGGACGCCAAGCAGTACCGCGACATTCAAGCCTTCATGGCTGCAAACCAGTTGACGCCCGAAGAGGTCGCCGAAGGTTTGCAACTGATGGCGCAGATGAAAGTGGGCGACCCGAGCAAGGCCTATGAGGCTCTGATGCAAAAGGTCGACGTGCTGGCCTCTGCCTCTGGCAAGAGGCTGCCAGCGGACCTGGAAGAGAAAGTCGAACAAGGCTACATCGACCGGGACACCGCGCAGTCTCTGTATCAGCAGCAGATGGCCGCACAGCGCGAGGCAGCGCTGGCGCGTCAGCAACTGGAGCAGCGGTCCCAACAAGACCACCGCGGCCAGGTGCAGGCGATGGCAGGAGCAGTGTCGGCATGGGAGACGGCCACGAAAGCGACCGATCCCGACTTTGAGCTCAAGGCTGATTTGGTGAAAGACCGCGTGCGCGCTCACGTTGCGACACACGGCATGCCGAAGACCGCCGAGGAAGCAGTGAGGCTGTCGAAAGACGCCTATGACGCTGTGACCCAGGCGCTGCTTCGCGTGCGGGGTGACAAGACGCCGATGCGTACAGCGGTCGGGGGCAAGACAAATGGCTCTGCCGCACCCGAACCGAAAAGCCTGCTGGACGTGATCCGCCGGGCATCGGCCGGGGGTTGAGCCGATTCGCAATCTGTACTGAATCGGAGATTTTCAAATGGCATTTACTCAAGCCGAAATCGACAACATCGCCAACGCCGCACTCGACTACTACATCGAGAAGGGCACCGTTTTCTCGTCCACCATCCAGGACAAGCCCCTGCTGGCTGCCCTGGATGCGAAGGCCAAAACCTTCCCTGGTGGCAAGGGCGCCGTTTCCGTCGCCGTCAAGGGTCAATACGACTCGACGCTGGCCGGTTACACGCACAACGATACGGTCAACTACGTCAACCCCGCGAAGATCAAGCGCGCTGCGTTCAACTGGAAAGAGCACCACATCGGCATCGGCGTGACTCTGACCGAGCTCAAGCGTGACGGCATCAGCGTGGTCGACAGCATGAACAGCGACTCGCTGCGCAACAACCGCGGCCGCGAGGAAACCGCTCTGGCCAACATGCTGGAAGACAAGCTGGGCGACATGGCCGAAGGCTACGCCCGCGGCCTCAACGGCTTCCTGTGGGGCGACGGCACTGCTGACGCCAACGCCATCGCCGGCATCCGCGCGTTCATCAAGGACGCTCCGGGCGGCGTGGGTCAGACCGTCGGCGGCATCGACCAGAACGCCGCTGCAAACGCCTGGTGGCGCAACCGCGTGAACCTCGCGATCACCACGACCAGCACCGGCGACGAAGTGATCGAGACGCTGAACAAGGAATTCCGTCAGCTCCAGCGTTACGGCGGCAAGCCCGACCTGGCTTTGTGCGGCTCCGACTTCATGGACCGTCTGAACAAAGAGCTGCGCGCGCGTGGCTACTACACGCAGACCGGCTATGCACGCGGCCAGGACATCAAGCATGGCGACGTGACGTTCGGCGGCGTGGTGTTCAAGTACGACCCCACGATGGACGACATTGGCACGACCCTCGGTGGCACGACCAACTACGCCAAGCGCTGCTACCTGGTCGACACCTCCAAGCTCACCCTGTACTACATGGAGAGCGAGAAGATGAAGCGCCACAGCCCGGCACGTCCGCACAACCAGTACGTGATGTACCGCGCGATCACCACGACCGGCGTGTTGGCTGCTACGCAGCTCAACTGCCACGGCGTGTACCAGTTCAGCTAATCGGCTGAAAGGCAAGGGGCTGCTGCTGCATGGCGGCGGCCCCTTTTTGCAACCACTCAAGGAGAAAACACATGCAAATTTGCAACTGCACAGTCGCCATCGGTGGCGAGGCTGGCATGACCGTTCACAAAGAGCGTGTCACCGTTCCCGAGCTGGCCATCCTGCGCATCGTCCACGGCGAAGACGCCGTGCGCAACATCGAAGTGATTGCCGACGAGGACATGGACAGCAACGAAGAGCGCGCCCGCCTCAACGCCATCTACAAGAACCCCGAGAACGTCGTCAAAGACGCCTTCGGCGCCGTGGGCCCGCTGCCCAAGACGCTCGATGACGCCGGCATCACCGACGAGTTCGTCATTTCCAACAGCGCAGCCAAGACCAAGCGCAAGGCCAAGGCCAGCGCGACGGAAGAGCTGCCGATCGCTGCCGAATAAGGAGCACCGCAATGGCCCGCAACGTATCTCTAGGTCAACTCATCGACGATGTTCGCGCAGAGGCCGGGCATTCGTTGCAGGCCAATCTTGGTGTCGCCATGCGCGAAGTCTTGGTCAAAGTCATCCAGCGCCAGCAGCGCCGGCTTTGGGAGGACTACGACTGGACGTTCCTCAAAGTGCATCGCGACGTGGCCGTGCAAGCCGGCCAGCGCTACTACAACTTCCCGACCGACCTGGTGCTGGAGCGCATCGAGAAGGTCGAGTTCAAATACGGCGATCGCTGGATTCCTGTCGACTACGGCATCGGCCGGCAGCAGTACGACCTGCACGACAGCGACCGTGATGTGCGCGCGTTCCCTATCGAGCGCTGGCAAGAGCATGAGGGCGACCAGCTTGAGATCTGGCCGATCCCCTCTCAAGACGGCTCGCTTGCCACGACCAGCAACATCCTGCGCCTGCACGGCATCCGCAAGCTGCGCCCCCTGGTGGCCGAGAGCGACATGGCCGACCTCGACGACACGCTCCTGGTGCTGTACTCCGCGGCCGAGATCCTGGCGCGCGAGAAGGCGGCCGACGCCACGCTCAAGCTCCAGATGGCCGAGAAGCACTACAACCGCCTCAAGGCGCGCAACGCCAAGGGCACGTCGTTCTCGCTGGCTGCGGACGCCCCGCTCACGATGCCGCAAGGCCCGAAGATCATCGCCGTACAGACCCAATAAGCCATGCCCTACTTTGCCATTGAAGACTTCCGCGCAGGCATGGACACGCGCCGCATGCCGGTGCTGTCTGTGCCTGGTTCCCTGCTGCGCCTGGTCAATGGCCACATCAACCGCGGCGGCGAGATTGAAAAGCGCCTGGCTTTCGTGCAGCAGATCAGCATGCCGGCCAACACGTTCGGCCTGTCGGCCGTCGGCGGCGTGCTCTACACCTTCGGTTCGGTCGCGCCAGGCACGATCACGTTCCCCAGCGGCGCCCCGGCCAACATGGTCTACCAGCAGCTCGCGCATCCGTCTGGCCGCGCGATGGCCAAGATCCTCCAGGTGAGCGCGTTTTCTGGCCGCCCCTACGTCATCGCACAGTACGACGACGGCTCGATCTACCACTTCTACAACGGCACGCGCCACGCCGAGTTTGTCGAAGCGCGCGCTCGCGCCAGCTTCACGATCTCTGGCGGCACCGCGGGCGGCACGCCGGCCGTGGCCAGCTTCACCGTGACCGGCGGCATCAACACCAGCAGCGATCGCATCACTTCGATCCGCGCTGGCACGCTGGCCGTGATGACGCAGGCCGTGCAGCACAACGGCAACAATGCCGCCACCGCGGCCGCGATCGCTGCTGCCATCAACTCGTTTGCCGGCAGCCCCGACTTCACCGCCAGCGCCTCGGGCGCGACCGTGACGATCACCGCCGTGACGCCTGGCACGCAGTTCAACGGCCTGGCCCTGGTCGTCAACACCACTGGCGGCTTCACGGTCGGCTCGGTCAGCAACTTTGCCAGCGGGGTCGACAACGCGATCACGAACCTGACGGTCGACGGCGTGCGGATCATCGGCAAGCAGATCAACCACACTGGCGACAACGCCACGACGGCCGCCGCCCTGGCCGCCGAGATCAACGAGTTTCAGTCGGCGCCCGAGTACCGCGCCATCGCGGTGGGCAGTACCGTCTGGTTCATGGTGCAGCAGGCCGGCAGCGCGTTCAACGGCAAGGTAGCCACGCTCACACGCACCGGCAACGTGACGACCAACGCCACGACGGCCACGCTCGCCGGCGGCGCGGATCTTGTCACCAGCCCCGCCGGCAGCGAAACCTACCTGCCGGGCGAGTACAGCAAGCCAGCCAAGAGCAAGGTCTACACGACGGCCGGCTCCCTGGTGCATTTCAGCGGCATCGAGCAGCCGCTTGAGAACAACAGCGCTGTCACCGAAGCCGGCTTCATCAACCTGGCCACCAACGCCGAGGGCTCCGAGCGTCTGACGGCCATCGCCAACTACCAGCAGAACCTGGCCTTCTTTTCCGAGCGCACGGTGCAGATCTGGTTTGTCGACGTCAAGGCATCCGGCAACCAGCAGCTCCAGGTGCTCAACAACACCGGCGCGATTGCGCCGCTGTCGGTGCAGGAGATCGGCGACTCCGACGTCTTCTACCTGTCCGAATCGGGCATCCGCTCGCTGCGCGCGCGCGACTCGTCGAACGCGGCCTTTGCCAGCGACGTGGGCAATCCGATCGACACCCTGATGCTGGAGGCGATCAACGGCGACCGCCTGACGGTGCGCGAGGGTCGCGCCGTGCTGGAGCCGCGCGACGGCCGCTACATGCTGGCCATTGGCTCCAAGGTCTATGTGTTCAGCTACTTCCCCGCGTCGCGCGTGTCGGCCTGGTCGGTTTACGAGCCCGGTTTCCAAGTCACGGATTGGGCCATCATCGGCCGCAAACTGTATTGCCGCGGCGCCGACAACCAGCTCTACCTGCTGGGCGGCGCCGATGGCGTGACCTACGACGACACTCAGGTTACTGCCGTGATTCCGTATGTAGACGCGCAGCGACCCGCGACCCGAAAGCAATGGGTTGCTTTGGATATGGCGTGCGAAGGATTGTGGAAGGTTGATATTGGTTCAGACCCCGCAGAGCCAGACTCAACGCAAACCGTCGCTTATGTTGAAGAAACTACGTTCAACAAAGGTAATGTGGCTTTTCACATTACCGCGACTCATTTGGCGATTCAGCTTACAAGTCAAAATTCAGGGGCAGCAAAGGTTGGTTCTTTGGTCCTGCACTACGAGGGCGACCGTCAAGGGTTGGGTGACGCCGGATGATGACGCTGGGCAACGTCGCCGCGACCGTCGAGCACGCCACCTGGCTTGGGCCGCGTCTGCGCCAGGCCGACGTGCTGGAGGTCGAGGCGGCCAGCGGCGTGCCGGCGGCCGACGCTTTGGTGCAGGCCGTGCAAGACTCTTGGCAGGCCCACACGTGGATGCTGGATGGCCAGCCTCTGTTCATCGCCGGCATCGTCGGCCATCCTGATGACGCGAAGCTGGGAATCCCCTGGATGCTGGCCAGCGATAAGGCCGATCGGCACCCCCGCCGCTACCTGGCCGGCGCGCATGAGTACGTCAAAAGTTTCTTTGAGCGGCATGACACACTGCTCAATTTTGTGGACAATCGGAACATCAAAGCACAGCGTTGGCTGCATTGGCTTGGGTTCCAGATTGGCGATCCCAGGCCTTTCGGGGTAGCTGGGCTTCCATTCAGGCCTTTCTGGATGGACAAAGGCGCATTGGGTGTCCCTCGCCAGGGCACGATTAATTTCGTGTCGCATCGAGGTCAACCATGTGTAACCCCATAGCAGCAGTCATTGCAGTCGCGTCCGCCGTTCAGGCATACCAAACCGACAAAGGCCAAAAGCAGGCGCGCAACGCCGCCGCCGAGCAACAGCGCATCGCGCAAGAGGCCGAAAACAACCGCATTGCCGAAGCGCAAGCCGAAGCCGAGCGCCAGCGCCAGGCCGAGCTGCGCCGCCAGCAGAACATCACGCAAGGCCAAAACGACATTGCTTCTGTCTTTGGCCAGTTCGACGATGGCTTCTACAACAAGCGCGCGCAGTCGTATCTCGACTACGCGCTGCCGCAGCTCGATCAGCAGTACCAGGACCAGCAGCGCCAGCTCACGGCCGAGCTTGCCCGCACCGGCAACCTCAATTCGTCGCTGCGCGGCGAGCTCATGGGCCAGCTCCAGCGTCAGTACGACACGAACAAGCTCAACATCCAAAGCACGGCCAACAAATACGCGGCCGACGCTCGCAGCAGCGTTGACGCTGCCCGCGCCCGCCTGACTGAGAAGAACGCGCAACTCGCAGATCCTGGCACGGTCCGCACGATGGCGGAAGCAGAAGCGTCCGGCATCGGCGTCGACCCGCGCTTTGAGTCGCTGGGTCAAATGATCGCCAGCCTGTCCGGCACGCTGCCTGGTGGCGCCGCCACTGCCGGCAAGTCCGGCGCTGGCGTCAACCTCTACACGTCCGACACCGGCTCTGGCCGCGTGGTTTCCTGAAAGGCTCGACATGGCCGGCGTCTCCGACATTTTCTCCAACGCATCTTCCGTCAGCGCGATCGGCAACGCGATCAACTCGATCGTCAACACCAACGCCGCAGGCAAAACGCTGGCGCAGCAGACGCAGCAGCTTCGCGACAAGATCGCGTTCGACCGCAAGACGATGGAGCGCCAGGCCGCGATTCGCGCCGAGGAAGTCGCACGCCAGCAAATGCTCGCGCGCGCAACTGGCGACCTGTTTGCCAAGTCGCTGGGCGGATACGCCAACGCCGAGGGCGGCATCGAGTCGCAGGCCGGGCAGCTCGCGCAGATTTTCCAGTCTGTGCTTGACCGCCCTGCCCCGGCCTCCGTCGCGCCCGCGGCCGTCGGCCCTGCCGCCGATCGCGAAGCCGCCATGCGTGCCATGCAGTCGGGCAAGGCATCGGCCGAGGCCGGCAACCTGGCCAACGTGCAGGCGTTCGGCCGAATGATGGACGCCGGCAGCCGCGGCGCGGCGCAAAACGAGCAGATCGCCGGTTTGCTGCGCAACTTTGCCAAGGGCTCTGCCGATGTGGCCAACACCCGCATGCGGGCCGAGGAAGGTCGGTACTTCACGCAGGATCTGGTCAAGCCCCAGCCGAGCATGCTGGGCGACCTGTTCACGGCGCTGGCGCCGATCGGCGCGGCTTACGCCAACGAGCAGGCCGCCAAAGACGCAGCCTCTGCCAAGTACGCCCTACTCCAGCCAGGCGATGCCACGCCAAGCCTCAGCATCACCTCCGGCTACACCGGGCCCAAGCTGGGCGACAGCTACAGCGGCCCGCGCCTGGGCGTCAACAACTACAGCGTGAAGTGAGATCGACATGCCTACCCGCGCCAACCCCTTCTACCGCTACCAGACTCCGGCCGGACAGACCCTGAGCGGCCTGGCCAGCGCGATGTTCCCTGACCAGGGCGTCAACGCCGTGCGCGAGTCCGCCGCTGCCGAGAACATGGCGCAGGCCCGCGCCTCGGACGCGCTGGCCGGCTACCGCGGCGAGCAAACCCGCGGCGAGCGCAACTTGAACGACGCGCTGATGAGCAACCCCGGCGCGATCGCCGAGCTGTTGCTGGGCGGTGGCGTGCTCAAAGACGACCCCATGCGCTCCAACCCGGACTACAAGCCGGCCGCTCCGATCGACTTCACCAGCATCTTCACCAACCCTGGCCAGATCAGCCAGGCCATGCAGTCGCCGATCGTGGCCGGCCCGACCGCTCAGGACAAGATGGCGGCCGCGATCCAAGAGGCGACGATCCGCAAGATCAAGCTAGACGACTTGCTCAAGGCCGCTGGCATTGCGGGCTACCAGTCGCGCATCAACAGCGCCAACCCCGACAGCGCCTTGGGCTATGCACCGTTTGCCGGCGTGACGTCGCCGAACGCCGGCACCGCGCTGACGCCCCAGCGCCAGGACGCAATCAGCGCCCGCGATGCCGCCGAAGACGTGGTTAAGCAGGAAACGATCAACCGAACGAGCATCACGCAAGAGGGCATGCGCCAGGCCGGCGCCAACACTCGCAACCAGTACACCGTCGACAACCGGCCAGTGACGGCGGGCAACAACGTCGACGTCATCGTGACGCCGGCGCAGGGCAAGGCGCTGGGCCTGTCGCCCAATGCCGACGGCCAGTACGTCGTGCGCGGCCGCAGCACCGTGAGCGCCGGCCAGGACCAGCAACCCGGCACAGCCGGCGGCGAAACCGTGGCCGGCCGCGAGCGAGGCACTGGCACTGGCAGCAACAAGACGCCCGCCGTGCCGGTGGCCGCGGCCAAGCGCATGGAGTCGTTCATCACGCGCAGCCTGGAAGGCCAGAACATCGAGCTGGAGCCGGGCGCGCTGGCCGGCCTGGTGAGCGAAGCCGGCGTGGCCTGGCAGCAGTCCAAGAACCCGGACAAGGCGGCCGACGACGTGGTGCAGCGCCTGATGGCCGGCGAGACGATTTCCGGCGTATCGCTGGAGACGAAAACGGGCATGCTGCGTGACACGAAGAAGGCCGTCCGCACGCCTGGCGGTAACACCGTGACGCCGCCGTCTGCTGCGATCGAGTATCTGCGTGCCAACCCTGGCCTGCGCGATCAATTCGAGGCCAAATACGGCAAGGGCTCCGCGGCCCAATACCTCAAAAAGTGACCAGGGCGCCCGATGGCAAAGAATCCGTTTGACCAGTTTGACGCCCCCGCGGCGGCAAATCCGTTCGATCAATTTGATACACCAGTAGCAGCGCCGCCCCAAGGCATTGCGTCGGCCTCTCCTACGGCTGCGGTGGAACCGGGCTTGGGCGGTGGGGCGGCGTCCAAGACTGTTTCAAAGGGATTCTCTTTGCCGCCGGTGCTCGACCCGCTGGGCATCAACCAGCCGCCGCAGCCGGTCGCCACGTTCAAAGCCGGCACACCGGGCTACAGCGTGCTCGGCGAGCTGCCGCCGCCGACGCCCATGCCGACCGGCGTGCGCGACGACTTCATCGGCCAGGTGCGCGGCGAGTTGGTGCGCGTCACGCCCGCGCAGCGCCTGGCGCTGGCCAACGATCCGAGCCTCAAGGGACAGGTGGCTAAGTCGTTGC